CTATAAATTCACGTCTATCTCTTTTCCTTTCAGCATTTCTTTCATCTCTTTGACTATGTCATCAACAAGCATAGTCTTGAGATTTGGCTTATCTTTGTAATAGTCATCTTTAAACTGCGGTTCATCTTTTATCATCTCTTGCATATCCTCGTCTAAGAGATAGTAATCAACGATGGCGTTATATATACCTTTCGTTTCTTTTTCCCTTAGCACTTGGATATTCTTCCCGTATGCTATCTTTTTCTGTAGCGGATCTAATATATCCGCTAACAGCTCTTGCAGGAGAGCTGTATAATCATATTGTATTAGCGCTTTCATTTATCAATAACTCCTTAGTATATATTTTCTACCATCTCAGCTACTTTGTAGAATAAATCCTCATCTGGTTTATTCACAAATAAAATTTCTGTCTCGATACAGCAGTCTGGTGTGTAGTCAGCAGTTTCTCTTGCTACCCATATATCTTTATATCTAACTATACTTAGATATGGCGAAAGCTTTTCTGCCTTATCTGATTCGAATAGCTGATCTATCTCATCAGTTGATTTATTTTTTCTAAACTTTATAACTCCTAATTCTTTTAATTGGCGTTTAATATTCCAATATTGTTCTATGGTACAGTTATGTACTTGTTCAAAAAACTGTACATAATCTAAATCATAATACTCCATGAAAATTTCTTGTACATTCCAGTGTTTTCCATCGCTTGTAATAAGCGGTAGAGTTTCACTTGGGCTTATAAATCTTACTCTTTCGCCATTTTTATAGATATCTAAACAATTGCAGAGTTCAGTAAAAATTACTCTGCTTTTTTTAAATTCAACACCGTACATTTTCAATTCGTTAATTATTGAGTTCATTTTTATTCTCCTTTTTTTATGATAGGGAGCTTTTCAGCTCCCCTGCTGTGTTAGATTAATTCTTTAAAGTATTCTTCTATTTCTGAGCATATCTTGTCGTAATCACTTCCATCATATTCACTGCCATCTTCATTTTCTTTTGGATAATCATAAAATGAGATTATCTCTTCTTCATTTACGAATTCAATGTCTCCTGCATTTTCATTGTATCTGTAGTTTAAGCCTGTTGCTTTTTCTACTCTTGCTATTAGGTTTTTTAAATCTTGATAAGTTTTCATTTCAATTCTCCTTTTTTAATTTATTGTTGTATTACTTATTTACAATTTTATTATACACTTAATTAAGTACATTGTCAATACTTTTTTTGAAATTTTTTTCTTTTTCTTTTATTAAATCTTTCAAAACTTGTAAATCTTCTTGATTTGCAAGTGTAGTTATAAAGGTTTTTGAATAACTTCTGTATCGCAGATATTTCATCTGCTCTTTATTAGAGCCATCCCACTTCTTGTTGGCTCTTTTTCTTGCATCTGATACCGGCATTTTGTCAACTCCTTTTAAATAAGGGGGATTGTACCCCCTTTGTTGATTTTTTACATATAAGATAATGCTAGGCATTGTTTTGTTTCTTTTTCTGTAAGCTCTAATTGAGCTTTTGGAAATTTTACTGAATATACAAGTTGCTTGCTCCTTTTTGAAATTCTTTTTGTATATTCAACCTTACCCTCTTGAATATAAGCATATACAGAGTTTTTGCTATATCCATTTTTTTCAAAATACTCTTTTTCCTCTTCTTCTTGTCTTTTTCTTTCTCTTATTCTTTTTTCTTCATTTCCCCTTTCATCTTCTCTTTGCCTTTGTTTTTCTTGTATTTCTGTTTCTGTAAGTTCTATGCTATTTTCGATGATGTAGTCTTCATCTATAGTGTAAAAATTAGTCATTTTAAAAAAAGCTCCTGTATGATGCCAACCTGTTGATTTTAAATATATCATCAAGTCAGCTTTTTTCATCTTTTCAAGTCCTATTATTTTTCTATCTTCCATATTTAAAAAATCTGATATGTCTGAGAGTATTTGTTTTTTAGTCCATTTTGATATAGGTCTTTCTTCTCTTGAGTAAGCTTCATAAGCATTCACGCTCATACTTTTTCCGATATATCCTTTACCATTTCCCATCTTTCTTTTCTCCTTTTTTAATTTATTGTTGTATTACTTATTTACAAGTATATTATACACTTAATTAAGTACATTGTCAAGAGTTTTTTAAAAATTTTTTAAAAAAATTTTATTATGTAATAATCATTGAAATTGCAATAAAAAAAGGGGGTATAAACCCCCAATTTGTAAATAAATAATACAAAATTTCTCTAAAAGGAGAAACTATTAGTATTATATCCATATTTTTGTATTTTATTCAAAATGGCTTATTTCTTTTGCATATGTGCAACAGCTATATCAATGATAGTAGATAGTGTAGCTTCATCAAGATTTACACCTGTCTTATCATATATCTCTTGTATAGCTTTTTTCATCGCTTCCGCTTTCTTCTCCTGAGCCGACATATTAGTCATTTCAAGACCTGTTACAATAGACATTAATATGTCAGCTATCTTTTGTAGCTTAACATCTTTAAAAGACATTTTAGCAAGCAGTAAAGCAAGCTTTAGCTCTGTCATATAATCCATTTTGATTTTCTTTTTTTCTATACAAAATACAGTAACGATAAAACCAAATGTGATTGCTATCGCTATTATTATATCAGTTTTAATCATATCTCTATCTCCTTTCTGCTAATTTAGCCATCATAACCCACAATGCCCAGTTTGATTTGTCAATGTTCTTAATATGTGTTTCAGGACTGTTCAATAACTTTAATTCTGCAAGTTTATTAATCGCCTGTACAGCATATTCTTTTTCTTTCTCGCTCATCTTTTTTATCTCTCCTTTCTTGTCAATTACTTTCTCATCAAGTTTTTCTTCATATCTAAGCACACAATCCCAACCGCCACGATGATAATTTTTATACTTAGATATATTAATTTCATATCCTGTTTGGTCCCCTGGTTTTCCTCCTGTAGCTCGCCCAAGTTCGTTTATACTCGCCTGTACTATTAGACCATTCCCAATATATACTGCCACATGATATACTTCATTTAAGAGTATATCACCTCTTTTTAGTCCTGTTCCTGTTGTTAGATTTACAGCGTTTCTCACATCTTTAAAACCACAATTTAAAAACGCTTGTTTCATATTTCCTGTATAAGTAGCTCCGTATTTAGACTTAACTGGAAATCCTGCCTTTTCAAACGATGTAATGGTAAGTGATGAACAGTCATAATCTCCACGCTCTCCCCATCGTTGATTTTGGTCGTAACCATGCGAGCTGTCTTGAGCTATCTCTATCATAAATCTTACAGCTTTCTCAACTCTACTCAACTTTACTCAACTCCTTTCTTAATTTTTTGCATTAAAAAAGACACCTGTTACAGTGTCTTAATTTCTTTTTATTCACTTGTCATCGGACAAAAGCGTTTTTGTCTAACATTAATAGAGTTCCTACTTTGATTATAAAACAATCTATGGTGATAATCCACTAAATATACTCTAAACACATTATTATTTTCATCATAAGTTCCTATTAATCTAATCGTATCTTCAAAACCTATTTGATATATTTTTTCATTTCCTAACAATTGTTCCAAATAGGATGTAACATCTTTTTTGTCATCATATTTTTTCAAAGATTTCTTTATACATTCTAATGTAATTTTCAGCTTTTTACCTTCAACTATATGACAATGTCTCATTGAATGTACTAAATCTTCCAAAAATTTTTTATTAGATATTTTTGATAGTAACACTCTTATACTCCGAAATTTTTCTACAAATTCATCTTCATCCTGCAAAAAATTTGTAAATTCTTTATACTCAACAGAGTAATACAGACCTTCAAATGATAAATCAATAAGAAAGCCTGCATTATTAGTATTTCCAGTAGGTTTTTCGGTTTTAATCTGTTTTTTAGGACTTGTATTATTTTTAATTTTTTTCTTACCCATATTATACAAGCCTTGCAGAATAACATTCAAATATATCTTTATCACTAATATCATTTGTGCATACGCTAAAAGGTGAGCATCCTGTTCTTGCGTTTATCCACGGCAATTCCTGATGCGTAAGGCTTTCCAGTTCGTTAGCATTGTATTTCCCATATACTTCCCATACTTGATTTAAGACATCTTCTACATCTTCATTAAAATTAAATTCGGCTTCTTCAGCAGGAATATCTGAATATCCATAATCTTTATATTTTTGATATAAATTTGGAAACACTGGACCGTGCACCCACGCTTGTGGACTAACATTAAAAAGCCTATTTTCTATATTATTTGCATCTTCATTCATTAAAGTAATAAACCAAGCATATGCATAATAAACCATTTTTTGTAACTTTTTAGGTGTCATAGATGATTGACTCAAAAACCATTTTGCTATATCATATATATCCTCCATAAAAACCCTCCTCCCTTGCTTTATTATACCACAAAAAAGGTTACAAAGTAGTTACAAAATTAAGTAATACAAAAATTATACTCCGTTTCTAAAATCTTCTTGCCCAAGCTCTACATTATCCATACGATTTATGATTTGCTCCCTTATTTTGCCTTTTTGTCTATTCTCAAAGCCTGATTTAGCAATAAGTGCAGTCAAGACAGGAGCAGAAAAGATAACCGCTCTGTCTAATGTATGACTTGCAAGCTTAGAATCACTTAGTTTTATACTTAGATATAGACAGATAAAAAAGACAATAAAAACAAGCAGCATTATAGCAAACATTAGTTTTTTACTTGTTTCTATGTGCCTTTTATCTCTTTTGCTTTCTTCTTCTTTTCTAAGTTCATTTATTATTTTTTCTTCTTTTTTTGTAAGAGTTTTCATTACTTCACACCCCTACAATTTGCTTCTATTCCGTCAATACGATGATGAGCAGATTTGACAGCTTGTTCATTGATTGTAACTCTTCTGTCTATCTCATCTACTCTATTTACGACTATTTGCATACTGTTATTGATTTTGTCCACATCACGAGTGAGATATTCCAGACCTTTTTTGATTTCAATGTGCCTTTCTGTCTGTTTCTCTTTCTCAATTAATGCTTCTTTTTTTCTTGCTTCGTTGTCTTTTTCAGTATCTTTTCTCCATCTATTGTAAGCTATGGCAAGGCTTACAAATGATATTGTAAAAGATATTAATACGCTTAACTCAATGTGCATACACTATCACCACTCTCCTTTTAATAAATTATTGACTATTTTTAAATTAACCACTTAAAACGTTGAAATTCTCTTTCCGGAAAAAATTACAGTGTAAAAAGGCAATAAAAAAAAGACCTTATCAGTCTTAATTATTGCCTTGTTTTTAATTACTCTTGACCTGCTTCTTTTTCAAGTGGCTGTCCGTATCCATCACAATTGTAGTCATTCCTACAAATTTCTAAGACATCACTTTGAAATTTTTTAAAGATTTGTTCTATTGTTCTTTCTTTGTTGAAAATCTTTAAAGCTGAATAATCAATATAAAATTGAATGTTAGCAGAGTATTTGTTTTTTGCCATTATAGCACCTCCTAAAAGTTGAATAAAATAAATTGTTTTTAACATATATCTAAACTCCTTTTTTGAAGTAGATAACTAATTTGAGTTTTGTAACAATTGTTCTTGCATAGCATATACAGCTTCTTTAAGCTCTTTTATCGTTTCCTCTTCCTTTGATTTTGGAATTTCAACGTACTTCATTACTGCTTTTTTCGCCTTTTCATCATATTCAAGCATCGTGTAGTATCCGTCTTTATTGGGTAGTTCTTCTACATCTTGATACTTAAATACATACTCATCTACTGCTGATTGCATATCAACAAATGAATTATCTTTTTTATTAAATCTCAATAATACTTTCATATTTACCTACCTTTCTGTTTGGACGAGAAATCTTAAACTTCTTGCGCCTTGACAAAGAATCGTAATACTATTTCTAAACTCTATAAGCTCCATATTCCCTTGAATTTGCTCATCTCTTGATTTTACATAAAGAAATGAGTTTGTGGTATTCGAAATATAGACGCCATCTACTATAATTTGAGGATCACTTCCATTGTATTCAAATCTTACAAATCTGAGGATACCCCCACCACCCGAATAATCGAATCTTTCGTATCCGTTCAGATTGCCACTTCTGTTTACAGTATATCTCTTCCCGCCTGTATCATTAATCATATTAACAATCTCTTGTCCTTTTTGAACAGATTTCAAAGCATTGTCATTCGCCTCATACGCCTTATTGTATGTGTTTCCGATATCTGCCTTATGAGAGTTATAAAGTTCACCAAGCAAAACATTAAGCGGTTTTGCGAGATTACTGTTTATAGCTTTTTTAATTGCTGCCCACATTAGCTTACCACCTCCGATATAGTTCCATTTCCGTTAAACGTAGTTACTGTAGTGCTTTGTTTAACTACAGTAGCTCCGTCATCTTTATACACTTTGATATTAACACTTATCCTGCCATCGCCCAAAAACGATGTAGTTCTCTCAGCTATCTTTCTACCACTTGCAGATATTGATATCAGTTCGTATATGCTACCATCACCATTAAAAGTAGTATCTCTCTTAGAGCCGTTAAGCTCTGCAATGTTATCAAAATCAAAAGTCTTAAGTAGTGAAATATTAGCCTTTACAGACGCATACCACGCCTCGATTGAGTCTTTTTGCTCAACAAATCTTTTCTCTTGCGAATTCATCTGCTCTTGCCACTTTGACTCATTCTCAGCTTTTTTTCTATTCCAGTAATCCATATACTGATTAAATATTGTTGTTGTATCAACCTGATTTATAACACTTGTAACAACACCGCATACATTGCTATCAAGTCTTGTATCTGTTATATCAGATTGATTTATAGCCATTGCATTTTGTTTTACGTGAATACTTGCAAGCTGTAACTCCCATATATCACTGTCACGTCTTAGCGTTGTTGTATTTTCTTTAAGTTCAATCGACAAGCTCCTATTTTGAGTAAAATCAACTCTAAGCACGACTATATCCGTTCTTGCCGATATGTCGCTCGCCTTTGGCACTACAATATCAGTATCAAGTATCTCAATCCCTGTAACTCCCTTGATAAAGCAAGTACCGGGTTTTACCTTGATATTCATTCCGCTGTTTGCCAATACTTGAAAATTTGTAGACGGATTTGCAAATACTCCATCAGTAAAAAAGAGCCTCCACATAGATCTAAAAAATTCAGCGTCTACAGCTCTATCATACGTTGGATTACCATGTCCGTCATCTCCTGTATAGTTAGATTGAAATGGAAAAGCTTTCATATTACATCACCTCTCTTTTTATTACGTCTTTAAGCGTCAATCTTTCTTTACCAAAAACAATAGCAATTTCTTTCTTGCCATCTTCAATCTCTTCATTTATTGCTACTATCCTAAGTGCGGCATTAACTCCTATTTCATTATCTATAAACTCAACAATATCACCAAGATTATAATCTGCCTTGTATTTTAATACACTGTCCAAATTAGCCTTAGCTTCCAATTCTTCTATCACTGTATACTCAGATAGCTTTTCCTTGCCACGCTGTACAAGCGTTGGTAAATATTTTTCCATAGGTATTTTATTACCTTTGTCATCTATATCTTGCAAGTCTCTTGCGTCCACATACAACTCTTTTAATGGCTCTCCTGTCTTTCTTATATCAACAGTAGTTACTATCCTGTCTTTTCCCTCTCCTGCACCTGCTACATAAGCAAAGTTTTTAAATGTCTTTGTCTTAGAATAACTCACATCATATATATTTTCTCTATCTTCTGAAAAAACCACCCAGTTATTGTCATTTTGATTTGATGTTCTGTCCACTCCCGCAACCACCGAGCATACTATTTTATCTCTTAGATAGTCATATACCACCTTACAAGATACTTTTTGCTCTTCTTCAAGCTGTAGTATCTTTTCAAGCACAGATACTCCTGTTACCTGCATACTCAATCTTTCAGTAAACTTATTACTATACTTGACTTCAAACCTTTTAAAAGTCTTATTTGTTATGAAATGATGACTTATCATAGTCAACATAATCTCTTCGATGGTTTTTTTTTGAAAATACATAGTTTCGTTTATAGCTCTATCCTCAAGCAAAGACTTCAAGAATTTACCTTTTATAACTATATTCCACGAGCCTAACTCATCTTTTTGCGGATTTATATACTCTATTACGCCTGTATCTTCTTCGTCATTTCTAAATATATACTGGGCTCTATTAAGCACACTCATATATCGAATAGGGCATTCTATTTGAAAATCACCCACACCAAAAAACTTACTGCCCCAAGCAAGAGACGAAAAATCATCCATCACAGATAATATCTCAAATTCTTCATTCATTATTAAAAGCTCAACCATATCACACCCCCAGATACATTGGAGTATAAAAGAGTCTAACTATTAAATGTAAATATCCTTGATCCGCTGTATAAGTCAATATATTTTCTCCTACCTTAAGACCGATGAAATTACTCATTCTATCCATCTTATTAGTTATATTTTGACCATTAAAATATATACTCTTGCTACCAGGATTAGTATTTATAGTTAATGTATCTCCCTCTCTCATTTCAACAAGTACACGAATAAAACTTCCGTCTTGTAAAAAAAGTTTAGGATTTCTTACGACATCCCTTGCAATAAAATCTACTTTCATACCCGTGAACACGTCTCCGCCGTTTACTATCATAAAATTAGTAGAAAACTGTCTATAAGATATGACATAATCTCTATTTACTTTCCAAACAAAAGGAAAGGCGAAGAGCGGTACAGACGCCGCTATATCCTTTCCAAAGTCCGACATATCCATAAAAAAAGGCTGAGCACAAAATAAAATTACAATGAAATGAATAGGCTCGTACAGGCTCTCTTGTTTAATCTTAAGAGATTTTACTTCATAGTTTATCCATCTCTTGTTATTGTTAAGCTCTACTATTAATTTGCCTGTCATTTTAGGATTGAAAAACCTAAGCACCTTATCTTTTAAGGTATCAGTACATTCAGCTTCAATTGTGATTTCTCTTGGCTCTACTTTTTTACTGGTTATAGTCGCACTATCTATCTGAGCGTTCTGCTTATATCCTATCTGATAATCCGACGCCTCAAAGCCCTCATATGCTCTTATTTTAAAGTCTGTACCTGTACCCATATTAAGCTTATCTCTTATATTTGACAGCTCCAAATATATATTTTTCTTAATTTGCATATGCCAACTCCTTTGCAGTTCTCTTTGCCTCTCTCATCATTTCAAGAGGTGATTTAACAGGTTGATATATATTAATCTCTTGCTTAACTCCATTGTCATTGTTATTAGTTACTACTGTAGCCTTACCGCTAAAACCGTTACTTGCCTTAGTAGTAAGTGTCATCTCATCAGATACCATACCGACTACTCCCTTTAATTTCTTAAGTAGATTGGCTTTTTCTTCATCTATGCCGACTTCCACACCTTTTATGATATTTTTTCCGATAAGATTTTTCATTACTCTTGATGGCGAATGTATATCCAATGCTCTTTGCATTTCTGCTATGATTGCGTCGGCTATATCTCTTGCCTTACCTACAGCACTACTCTTCATAGAGTCCATACCGGCTATCATACCTTTCATAGAGTCGATACCTACATTCTTAGTGATGTTTGGTACGTTTTTAAGTGCAGCGTCAAGTTTATTTACCATGTCATTTTGTAATGCATCGAGTTGATCCTTGTAAAATTTAGCCGCCACTTCCTTAGCTAATTTTTGTTTCTTAGTCCAAGTATCTTGATAAGCTTTAAACTGAGTATCTGTAAGTTTTAACAACTGTTCACCATACTTTGTACCGTCCTCAATGCCAAGCTTTGTTATCTCGCTTAAAAGTCCATCAGACGCTCCTTTATTTTTTAGATCAGTCAGCATTTCATCATACTTTTGAATAGCTTTAATTTGGTCGTTGATATTGCTTAATACGACTTCTTTACTTTCCTTATCTATCGTAAACAGGTCGCCGAAGTTAGCAAGTTTTTTCTCCATCTCTTCTTTTTTGCGGATTATCTCGTCATACTGCTTACTTGCTTCTTCAGTTATCTTTTGCATTTCTTCTGAGATAGTTTTTTCAGCTATTGCAAATGACGCTTTCAAGCTATCTTCATAAGCCTTTCCTACCTGCTTACCTGCTTCTTTGTATTCTTTAATTTGTCTGTCAATCTCTTTATTTTTCTCAGCAGCCTTTTTATTGTACTCTTTTATCTCCACATTTTTAGCCGTGATACCCTTATTTTTCTTACCGTTGTGCGGTATCAAAGATTTTTTAGTTACTCTTTGTTTTTCAAGTTCAGCAATCTGTTTTTTTACTGTAGCGTCAATATTCTTATTGAAGTTTGAAACAGACTTCTTATATTCAGCATCAAAGCCTTTTGAGATATTCTCAGCATATAGTTTACCTATCTCTTTGTAGTCTTTAGCGTCTTTCTTTGCTGTAGCAAGAGCTTTTTCAGACATCTTAACTATGGTATCATTGAGATTTTTCTGCTCTTGCTTGATACCTACAGCTATACCTTTTACGATATTTTTCCCTACTTCGTCTCGCATTATGACAGATGGGGAGTGTATACCGAACACGCTCTTTATCTTATCTATAACAGCAGCACCGAAATTTTTAATTATATTGAAAATCCAATCCTTAGCTTTAAGTATACCGTTGCCTATACCCTTTATAAGATTTAAGCCGATTTCGGGTATACTGCCTGAACCAAATATTCCTTTTACAGCGTCTATAATTCCATTAGCAATGCCTTTTATAGTATTGAATATAGCATCCTTAAAAGCTAAAAAACCATTTTTTATAAGATTTAAAAAATTAGATCCTATGCTTCTTATCCCATCGCCGCTTAATATATATCTTACACCTGCTACAATGTTACTACCTATGCCTTTAATAGCCTCTACTATATTATTTTTTAAAGCTATAGCACCGTTTTTAATACCGTTAATCATATTTGTTCCGAGTTTTGCCCAATTGAATAAAGTAAACACATTCACTATGGCAAGGATAATCTGAGGTATATTCTTAATCAGTGTTGGTATAGCGTCAATTAGACCTTTGCCAAGTATTATTATGATATCAAGTGCGGCCTTTAATATTTTTGGTCCTTGATTATATATAGCACTTGCAAAATCATTTATTATTCTCGGTACAGTTTCGATTAATAACGGTAGATTATCAGCTATACCTTGAGCAAGAGCGGTTATAAGAGTTATACCGCAGTTTACTATATTAGGTATATTCTCCGTTATTGATGTTGCAAGAGTATTAACAAGCGTAATTATTGTAGTTACAAATGTAGCAGGATTTGCAGAAAATCCGTTTACAAGAGCAGTCAGCAAGCTAACACCCATATTTATAAACAGCGGTATATTAGCAACGAAGAAGTTAGCTATATTGCCAATCATAGTGCTAAGGCTTGCAGTTATAATTGGTAAGTTACTAAGTATTCCATTCCCAAGTCCAAGTAAAAATTTTGCTCCGGTATCAAGAAATAGCGGGATAATATCAGCAAGGCCTTTTACAAGCTCAGTCATACCGTCAGATAGAGACTTAGTTATACCTGGCATATTATCATTTAAGCCCTGTAGCAGATTTTTTATAACAGTTGTACCGAGTTTTATAAATTTAGGAGTGCTTGTTGCTATGTTACTTACTATATTTGACAGTATTTCACCAATCTTAGCAGAAAGCCCCTCAAATCCGCCAACCATTTTTGAAGTATCCATTGTCGCAAGTTCTGCATTTACCTCACCCATTGACGCACCTGCATTGAGCATTTCTTGTCGTAAATCATCAGCAGATTTCATTGATTGGTTAAGCTCATTTACATAACCTTTAAGAGTTTGAGCGGCACCTCTAAAAGGCTTATCAAGATAGTTATATGCACTTATTCCAAGCCCCTCTACAGCTGAATTCAGTGAAGTTATGTCGCCTTTGAGATTATCTTCCATGATACGTCTCATCTCATCAGCTGCACCGTTACAATTTCTGATAGAGTTAGCTAATTTATTGTAATCTTCATCACTCGCATTTATTATAGCAAGCATACCCGCCATAGCTTCTTTACCAAAAAGCGTAGTCGCATAAGCCGCTTGTTGATCTTTCCTAAGACCTCTCATGCTTGTACGCATTTCATCAAGCAGTTGTTTAAGAGGTTTCATCTGTCCTTGAGCGTCAGTAAGAGATATGCCAAGGTCAGACATCGCCGCTCGCATTCTCTTGGTAGGTTTAGTTAGATTTGCAATTGACGCTTTAAGCGAAGTACCTGCTATAGATGACTTAACTCCTGCATTAGCCATAAGCCCAAGAGCAAGAGCAGTATCTTCAGCAGAGTAGCCTAACGCTCCACAAAGAGGAGCTACATACTTAAAAGACTCACCAAGCATACTTACATTAGTATTTGACTTTGTACTTGCCATTGCAAGTATATCAGCAAAATGTCCTGCTTGGTCGGCTTTAAGATTAAATGCTGTCATAGCGTCGGTTACTATATCAGATACAGTACCAAGATTTTCACCTGATGCCGCTGCAAGATTCATCACACCAGGTAAGGCGGCAAGCATTTTATTAGTATCCCAACCTGCCATAGCCATATACTTTAGAGCTTCCGCAGACTCAGTCGCAGAAAACTTTGTCTTTGCTCCCATCTCCTCAGCTTTTTTGGTAAGCTTTTTAAGGTCCTCTCCTGTAGCTCCCGATATAGCCTGTACTTCCGACATTGCCGCCTTAAAGTCACTTCCTACCTTAAAAGCATATCCGCCTATAGCAGTCATCGCTGCACCCGCACCAAGTATAGACTTGGTTACACCTGCACCGATAGCACTTATTTTTGACAATCCTTTTTTAAAGCCACTTGCATCTATTTTCGTATCAAAAATTAATGAGCCATCATAAGCCATTTACTCACCACCTTCCCTATTTTTTGCATAAAAAAAGCACCCATAAAGAGTGCTGTGTACATAAATACATTTAATATTATAATTTCTATAGTTTTTTCGTATATCCGCAAGAATTACAAATAAGCATTTTTTTCTGTTTGTTCACCATTTTATATTCTTTACCTTTAATCAATTGCAAAATAAGTCTTGGTAAAAAGAAAAGCATCCAAAACATTATATCAATCAACCAAAGACCGCATAGCCAATATACCCAATTTCTTTTTCTCTTTATATGCGTCTCATTTATAATTTCAACTCTTGTATTTTCGCTCCCGCATTTAGGACATTGCATTTTGTACCTCCTAATCTAATATTTATGTACACACATATCATATCAGATTAGGAGATTTATAGCAATCATTTTTTAAAACATTCCTGCAAGGCAATCATTAAAATCTTGTTCTTTTTCTTCTTCACTTCTCATATCTTCAAGAGCATATAGTCTTTTCATATCACGATAGAATTTACGTTCATTCTTAGTCATATCGTCTGTAAGTTCTATACTTCTATAAAACATAATCTTTGATAGCTGTATATCCTTATTCAGCCCGTAGAAAAGACTTTTAAACTTCCACCAATGTAAATAGTCAATATCAGCTAAATCTATCTTATACTGCTCCATAAAAGCCGCATAGATATAATCAGCGTCCTGTTCAAAATCATAGATATTAACATTTTTACTACTATTACTTAATTTACTGCCACTGTCTTTTATCTCCTTACCGCCGCTGTAAAACCATATAATCTTATTTACAGCGTCTATAGTATTTATGATATACTGCTCCGGAAAATATAGATTAAGAGCAAGTTCTATTTTTACATCATCATTTACGCTATTATCTTTCATTAGCTGTTCAAATAATATACTCGTTCTAAAATCAGATACTATCTCAGTATCTATATTGTCAATGACGACAGAGCAGGGGAGCTTATCAATTAAGATATTCATTTTTTCAATCTTTCAGGCGAATATCTATCAACGATAGTATTTCTACCTTTCTTCATCTCTTCAGCAATATAAGAAAAGATATCAAGTAAATCACAAAATCTTATCTTTCTTTTACCGAATATCTCCTTTATAGCCCCTTTACCAAGTATTGAGTCTATACTTTCACACATAAAGTCCATCATTTCTGTCAACTGTTCTTGAGCAGGTTTATCTTTTAGACTCTCTGATATCTCATTAGCCTTTAATCCCACTTCTTCAATTTTTGTAAGTGTATCATTGTCGAAAGGATCCAGTGTAAACTCCTTACCATCAAAATCAAGATTAACCGCATTATCTCTAAATTTAAAAGCCATATTATTTATATCTCCTTTTATATTTTAAGTAAAAAGGGGGATTTTAAGCCCCCGTAAATTCAATAGTTGCCCATTTGTCAGTAGTTGTTGCCTTACCCACTACAGATTGACCTGCTACCTTGAATGTACCTGTATATGTGTAAGCTTCTGTACCATCTCCTGATGACTCAGGTATTATGGCAAATGCTCTTTTTACAGCTACATACTCTCCGTCAGTTGCTCCTTTTTGAGTGAAGTCTACTTGTACAATGTTGACTATAGCGTCAGCTCCGAGTTTTTCTCCGTCTATAATATCTATTATATGTTTGTGCGGAGGAGAGTCGAGTATCTGGTCAAATTCAAAATCTTGAGATATACTCATACCTACTATATCAGTAGTCTCAAAAGCCTCATCGACATATTGTCTTGAATATTCTTTTGGATTCATCTTCTTAGAAAGAGATTTGAACCCTGTCATCCTGTAAAACTTAGAGCCTGAACCACCTGTATTTGGTACTTCAAGAAAGGATACTTTATCACTTCTTTTAGCTATTTTCATTTTTTTTACGCTCCTTTATAATATATCATTTCCATTTGTATTTGATACCTTGCCTTATCTGCTCCGTCCGTATTGAACAGATAGCCATAGGTAACACAATTAACACTTTGCACATTTTCGATATTTGGCAAATTGCCTATATCGTTTTGTTCTTCTATCCATTTTTGAAACTTATCATAAAATCCGCTGTTTTCGATATTTGTCCTTATGTCACTACCATAGTATTCTTTACTGCCAAATACAAACACAAGCTTTCTAAGACTTCCACCGTCAGCGTATTTTTTCACTATACTTTCACCCGGCATAATATCGATAGTGTATTCACCTGTATCAGTGCCAAGATAATCAATATACAGTTTCTTTTTCTTATTGATAAGAGGACACGACCTTATATAATCTCTGAGTTCATCTATCATTTTTTAGCCACCTCTAACGCACCGCTTAATATCTCGTCTTTGTGGTCTGCTTTCATCCTTTCAAACCACATTTTACCCCTTTGACCATTGCCCCTGTTTTCGTAGTATTGACGTCTTGCATAAGGTGCATTATACACTACCTCGCCCGAGCCTATACTTGTTCCAATTTTAGGAGCATTATTCTTGAGATATCCAGTATCAAAAGGTGTGTAAGGCTCAGATAGTCTTATTACTTCACTGTCAATGAATTTTTGCACTTTGCCATTAGACTCAAGATTACGCCTTGCAAGCATACGTTCTAAGTTATCAAATATAATAAGCATCTATCTCGCCCCCAGTTCAAAATGTCTCATATTTTCACTTCCAAAGTCAAATATATCAACACTTGTAATAGTAAAGGCATCATAGTTTTCATCGATACTTTTTTCAGTAGTCGGCTCAAAATCAATATCACCTTTAATCAACCTATCACCTTTTTCAAAAGTGAAATACTTTGATTTGTCATCAAGCTTTTTAAATTCTATCGGACTTATATACTTCCTTGACATATCCGCCTTAAAAGGTACATATGCCCATGCTCTATCAGCATTTTCAAGTCCTGATTTTATGACATTAGCTCCCTTACTATCTTCAAAGTGTACACCTTTTATTACTGTTCTTTGATATATGTCATATCCTTTATCCTCGTCATAGACCTTGTTATATATAGTTATATCACTATTTAAAAATATAGTTATATCACTGTTTAAAAACATATCACTTACCTCTGTACATTAGCCCAGTATGGATTAAATGCTTTCTAACAATATCATAAGCCGAGCTATCAAGGCTTTTTTCATACTTCGTATCATAAGTAACACTACCTTGTCCTATCTTCTCAGAGCTTATGATTTTTTCATCTGTACGGCTGTTGATAAAATCTACAAGCTCGCATACAGCGTTTTTTACCTCGTCTATGACATTATCAGACTTTATTCGATTAAAAGTGTACATATCAACAAGTGAGCAGGCAGAAATGCAAAGAGGACGAAACTCGCCCTCGCTTAACTTTCCACCATATTCATTTTTATAGTAGCTATAATCAACCTTGAACATCTTACTCACTGTCCTTTAAAGCGTCAAGCAGTTCAGCTTTTTTCATCTTGTGATAATCTTCTATTCCTTTATCCTTAGCCAATGCTTTAAGTTCATCATAACTTAAATCTGGAAGAGCCCTTTTTTCAGGCTCTTCTTTTGGTTGTTCGTGATATCTCCTAAGCAACATACTCATCTCACATACCTCCTAAGATATAGTTATCTTAACAGTCTTTTTATCATTGTATAGATATGCTCCATAGTGCTTATCTGCTGTTACTACCGTTGTTTTCTTTACTATATCCCTATCAGTTTCAACCATGGTATCTCTTTTTAGTAATAGCTTCAAAGCACCTTTTTTCACAAGATAAGCAGTGTTTTTTTCCACTCTTCTTGTTCTAAGCACTTGAGCACCTAATATCTCACCGTATACACCTGATACTATCCTATTAGCACCGACTTCTGTACCTGATAACCAGTTTTTACCTGCATCTGTTCTAAGTTCCATAGCATTCGCAGGATTGCATACAAGCACTACAGGTTCATCATCTTCATCATCAAATATGGCAAGAGATTTTTCAAGATTAGCTACAGTGAGCCCGCCTGTAACTGCTGATGACTGAGTAGAAGCAGCAAGTGCTACAACAAGTTCATTATCTATCTTATCAGCAATTGATACAGCAAGCTGTCTTGTACCCTCGCCAAGTGGATCTCCATATCCTGATAGCATAGCCTCATCTGTAATCTCTACACCTTTACCGGCTTTTTTAATAGTCATTTCCTTTTCAGTCTTACCAAGTTGTTCGATAGGTATAGCAGTACCCTCAGCCACATCTGACGCCTCACCTATATACGACCATTTAGGTACTGTAAGTTTTGAACCCGCATTACCTTGCAAAGTTCTATCAACTTCAGCAAGTGCCGCAAGTTTTATTTTTTTCTCAAGTTCAGGTATTAGCATATCAGTAATTACCTGAGGATCTACCAAATTATTTAATTTTGTTACTCCTGTTGGCATAATTATTCTCCTTTCACAAGCTCATTATATTGAGCCTCATCACTTTGTTTAAGTTCTAATCTCTCAAAATACGACATATTAGCAAACTGCTCTTTAGATATTCCACTTTTTGCAGCTCCTGTTTTAGCAGAAGATGTAAAAGTAGGTGTCTTTTTAGCACCATCATCTTCTTTAAATAAATAAGGCTTGTCCTTTTTAAGCGTTTCTATTTGCTTATCAAGACCAAGCACATTATCATCTTTAAAAACTAATTCTTCTTTTTTTAGCAACCCCTTTACGACATCAGCATCATGAGTATTTACAGCTGATAGCAACTTATCAAGCAAATTACTTTCTCTTTCTGTTTTCAAATCACCCATAGCCTTGTTGTATTTTTCTTCCCATTCAGCTGATGACTGTTTAATCCTATCAATGTCCATATCCTTGTATGATTTGATAGTCTTGTTAGCTTCAGTAAGTTGTCCGCTTACAATCTCAAGTTCTTTTACTTTCTCATTTAGCTTCTCTTGCTCCCTTTGAATATCGCCCCCATTCTCAACCATAATCTTATCGATTTGCTCATCAGTAAGACCAAATTCTTTTAAAAATTCTCTTTTCATATCAATTTACCACCTTTCTTGTATATACGTTGTTTTACGTGTGTAACGAGCCACAAATACATATCTAATTAACGCTTAGATAAAAGCGAATTTTAGCATAAAAAATAGACCTGTTTAACGTCTATTGTCCAAAGACAAAAAGCACCTTGCAAGGTGCTTTAAAATACTAATTAATCTTTTATTTATTTGTACTTTCAAAACTTAGCAATAAATCTCTTAAAGTGTTCTGGTATCCCTCAAACTCAACCATAAAATCAAAAGGAATATCTTTAAGCTTATTTTTTACAGCTTCCTTATAATTTACTATTTCAAGATAAGTAGGAGTGCCGTCATCAAGCAAATCATAAGAATATAAATAATCACCATCAGCAGAGTCATGTTCTTCATGATTAGTTTTTTTATCTAATGGCATTGGAAATCTTATAAAAATACACTCAATAGACTCATCCAGTTCATACTCTGATAGATGTACACTATCAACTTTTAAAGCCGTCATAATATTTTTACTCCTTTCCTAATCTTTTCCAAATAATTCGCAGTTGGAATATATGAGGTTACTATATTTCCATCTCTAACAACAGCAAGGTAATAACTACTATCTATATATTTCAAATAAGCATTCGCCACATTATCAAATCTATCTTTTGTTTTGTAAATCTCATCCGGCGATACAAGGATATTCTTAATGGTATTGGCATAGTTTTTTTCATAAGCAAATGAGCTATGTCTGTAAGCAATGTGATAAAAACTCTCTTTATTATTATACACTTTTTCAACAGGAGTATCAAGCCCATTTATGAACAAATTATCGAATAATTTTTTATTCTTATTAAATCTTTTTCTCGGCAGTTTATGTTCATCGATTAATTTTTGAACAGCTTTCTTATCGCTTTTACTAAATAGCTGTAAATCAATTTTCTTGACTGTATTTTTCCTATTCGCCCAAGAGCTTTTACTACCCACAGGCTTATTAAATCCGTACGCTTGATGGCGTTCATTTCTTGTTTTCAGCTTAGCAGATTTGCTAAAATCAACATATAAATCTTTTTGTTTTCTCAATCTTACAGACTTAGCAGTAAAATCAGATTTAAGACCTGCACTGTCCAAAGCAACAAGCTCTCTTTTTGTCTTTCTTATCATACGCTCAATCTGTCTTTGCTTTTGAGTAGCCTCGTAATATGTGTACGTCTTACCATCATATTCAATAGGCGGAGGATCTATATTCTTAAGCTGTTCATCCGTATAATTTCTTACCGAAATACCCGGAAAAAATACAAAAAAACTATGGCGACAATTCCAACCGCAAAGCCCTGCACCTGTACCATAGCCTGTAGACTCTTCAAAATCAGGATACCCATCCTTATCACCGCCTACATGATATACCTTACCTTGCCACGTTTGATGGTCAGGTCTTGCCCCCATGTGAGCCGTTACTTCTACAAATTCACTATCAGACTCTTTCATCTGCATTAATGTCATTTCAGCTACTGTCTGATTAATTCCTGTAAGAGTAGCACGCCTAACAGCCACATCAAGCATATTTGACACGCCACTTTCATAATCAACCACTCTTAGTCCGCTTTCAGTAAGTTTCCTTACAGCATTTCTTACAGCGTCCTGATATGAAAATGCACCGCTTGCCACTTGAAACTGAGCATAGTTTAATGTATCTTGATATGTCTTAGCAACCGATTTAAACCCATTGCCCGACTTAAAGCCAAGCGACTTAGTAAGGTTCTTAAGTTCGCCGTGAGTCTTTTTAGCATTAGCTGCAACAAATCTCATCATTGTAGGAGAGTCATATAAGCTAAGCGTCTTTTTACCTGCCTTTTTATAAGCTATATTTTCATAATACATACTTCTATCAGTAGCATTTATAAAAAGCTTATCGACTTCATCCTTGCTCATCTTATTAGTCTTTGCTATCTTACTTTTTATCTCTTCAAGGTCATTTCCCATATGGCCGAGCATATACATCTGCCAATCAGCGGTATCTGTTATTTCACCCGCCTTTTGTAATCTTCTTGCAATATCAGAAATAATATCATCTTCCAAATCTTGATATATCTTTACAATATTGTCTGGGACGATCTTAAGCTCATCAGGAGTTAGCATATATTATCACTCCTCATCTACATCATCAGGTTCTTTCTCTATCTTTTCAGACGGCATATAATCTTTGCACTGTTCCTCAGTAAGTCCGTATCTTCTCATCAGATATATTTCTGGCTTGATTATTCCTGCTGCGACTTCCTGTAGCATTATAGCTTGGTCTGCTCCACTATCGACTATTAAGCTATCATCAAATTCGAAGCTTACTTCATATTCACCTTGACCGACTAAATCATATAAGCTGCACAAATCATCCATTGAGATAATAAGATTTTCAAGTGTAGATTTAAGCGACTTTTGAATATCAGACACAGTAGCATATGAACGTTGCTTTGATGATATAATTTCAGTAGCCGTCTTAGCTGTTTCCTGTACATCTGATAAAGTACCATAAGCCAGTCCGCAGGCAAATTCAACCCTTTGTAACAACTTATTAAGCCCATTGAAAAGTGAACTGTCACGAATAGCAGGAGAAAATACAGAATAAAAATCGTTAGCTCTACCTTGAATATCTAATTTTCTAAAAAGCCTATCAGAATATTCAGGCAATTCCATATCATCTTTAAAACAGTTTTCATCAATATCAACAGCAAGCTCACTGCCTTTATACTCCCACAATATCCTTGAATACTGTTCATCAGCTTTTTTAATCAAATCTACAGCCTTAGAAAAGACAGATACACCAATATCTGAGTTACTCTCAATAGTATTAGCCATAGGTACTTTAAAATATGAAAATAAAGGCTTCGTAAGATTGTCTATAGTTATCTCACGCTCAATATCTTTCCATCTGCTCACAGATTCAAGTTTTATCTCAGAGCCCAATATATCTGATCCGTATTCATTCATATAAGCTTTGTTGATTATCGTACATTTGCCATTTTCAAAGCTATGATATTCAAGTCTTGTATAAGTCTTTTCATTTTTTGTAAATCTATCAACAAAAATACAAGATATAAGCTCACCAAAGCTGTTAAACTCAATAGGATATATCATATCAGCCTGTACACAATCAATAGCAATCTTACCATCAGATATGAACAGCTTAAAAGCCATACCGCCTTTAGCAAGTGCATATTCAAGGTGTATGCGGATGTTGTCTATAAGATTTTGATAAGGCTCGTTCATAAAATTTGCCCTGTCACTTCCCACTATTTCAGATTTCATCTCGATTGTAGTTAGCCTTGCAAGCTCAGCAGCAATAGAGCAGGGGAGCGACAACGAATAAACGTCTTTCTTTACCCAATCAGCTTTACCCTCATACATCTTAGACCATAGCTTAATTGCATTCGCCATCTTATTTGAAATATTCACTTCAACATTTAAAGCATCTTTCACATTATCTTTACTAAACAGACCTCTCACCACCTTTTTTAAAAAATCAAACAGCCACATCTACATACTCACCAACCTTTTAGCGTATCTCTCAATACTGTACTCCATAGCGTCAAGCGTATCTATATCAGATGAACCGTCATCAAGTCTTACAGTCTTAATCTTCGCCTCATCCCATACCGCATTAGTTAATGCGTCCTTGACTGTATCAGCATTTTGAGTATAAAAAAACTTGTTTCGAGATATAAGTCCCGCCACAAGCCTAATTCTATCAACTATTTCAATTTTACTTGCATTTCTAACGCTTATATTAAAGCCGTTATCGTATAAAACCTTTTTGAACGTTCTTATAAGCACTTGCTCAGCGCTATCACAATAAACAGTATCGATATTGCTATACATATCAAATACACGTTTAATAAAATCAATAAAAAGCATACACAGCTTATCAGAATCTGTATCAGCATCATGCCTTTCTGACACCAAAACAATAACTTCATAATCATTTGTAATTCCCGTAGCAACGAAAGCGTGTTTAGATAAATTACCGCCAAAATCCACACCGACGTTGACCATTCGTATTTTCTTACGTTTTACGTCGTCAAGAGATATAAAATATCTATCAGGACTACCTGCAAACAGTTTATATATAGCTCCCTCAGCTCTTACCCATTGTCCAAGTATGAAACGATTATAATAAACTGTTCCGTAGTATTCTTGCTTCAATGCAGTTACAAATTCATCAGTCAAAAACGGATTATCATCAATAGTATAATGTTGATGGTATATATTCGCCTTACTGTCTAAAAACTCCTTAAACCAGTGATTAGGACTATCAGGATTACAAGTACCGTCAAAACATGAATTAGGCTTATCCAGTCTTGATTTAAGCATTTGAAATACATCTTGCGACCATGTCGTAATCTCATCACCATAGCAGTATTCAATACCTGCACCTTGTATCCTTGCAACTTGATTTTTCTTATCAGCACCAAGTACATATACATCCCGACCGAATAACTTAGCTTTATTATTCGATGATATAGTACCGACAAGAGAGCCCCAGATACTTCGCATCGGTTCAAGGACATTTCTTTCAATAGTTCCTTGAGTATTACCAAGTAACACTATTAATCCATCACCCCTGCAGGCTCTTATTCTTTTTGGAATGATATAATAATCAAGATAAGTCTTGCCTGACCTTGTTGCTCCTGTTTTGATATTCCATCTTTTATTACAATTATTCCAAAACTCTTTTTGTTTATCACTTAGCTGCATCATCAATCGCCCCAAGTATCTTATCTAATTTATCCAGTTGCTCCTCTTCGACTTCAGACTTCTCAGAGAAAATTCTATATCTCTTGCCCAGTAGCTCTAATGCTTTTATAGTGTCTTTGCTCGGTGTTGGAATCTTTATTATTTTAGGACCTTTTTCTATGCCTAAAAAGTTGCCATTGTCATCAAACTTAGCCTTATCTACCATTACAACAACGCTTTCAAATTCTTCTCTTCGACCAAATCTTGTGAGTCTTTCCAAAACTTCTTTTTGGTCAGCTATCTTTTTATCATCAATTTCTTTTAATCTTTTTTGGATATAGGTTTTTACACCAACATTTTCCAACAATTTATTTATATTACCTTTAGCGTAATTTTCACTATATCCTGCCTTTATAGCACTTTGATAAGCATTCCCACTGATGATATATTCATCAGCAAATTTCTTCTGTTTCAGCGTCAATTTAATTGACAAATACATCACCACCTTTCAAAATTATATTTGTCTTATAATCTCTTATTTACATATCTATTCTTTTTCTTCTCCTTATCTTTCAATCTCTCCGCAGATACTTGCAGATAGGGATTAGTTATCTCTATGTTATTAGTTAAGTAATATATAATGCATTTACAACCAAACAGACTTCTAAAATGTGCGTGCTTGCCTGTCATCGTATTAATGACAATATATCCTTTGCGGATTTTCTTTATCTTGTACATAGCATTTGCCTTTTAAAATTTTGCATTAAAAAACCGCTATGCTCTCTACATAACGGTTTTATCGGAAAAAGTAAATCAGAATGAATAAGACTTTCTCACAATCTCACACTAATATAATAACACATTTTTATTTCCCTGGTGTCTCATCTTTTATTTTTTTAAATTAATTCTAAAAACTCAGCTACTTTACATATAAATTTTGCTTTGTATCTTCCGTATGTCGCACGACCTGCATCCAAAGGATAAGGCTGTCCAAATTGTATATTGTTCCATACCCCTTGTCTATACTCAGTAGGTATTAAAATTAAAGCGTCATCAATCTTTTTAACTTCACTTAGATACTTATCTCGTCTTACAACTTTACTTGCTACTGTATCGCTTATAGCGTTTGTCATAGAGTATCCGCACATATCGTCATTAATAGAATTTTCTTTTATTATGTCATCAGCCAATTGTTTAAGCCTGAAATAATCTCTTATTCGCCATAGCGTTGTATGATATACACTTCTTGGCAATATATATTTTGTTTGTTTTAATCTCTGATAATCTCTAATAATAATCACCTCACTCTTCTACACTATCTAACTCTATCAAAGTCATAATTGCATAATTAGCCAAGTCCATCAGTGTATCTTTGATACTCTCATCTTTGACTTTTTGCTTATTTACACATAAACCTTGCAATCTATTAGTCTTATCTGTAATTCTTGTTACAGCGGACACCATGCCCAACTTATTAAAAGTCTCACTGAACGAATCTCCATAATCACTGTTTTTATCTACATACATAAGAGTTAGCTTTTCACATATATCTAAGTGTTTTTGAATTTTAGTCATATTGCACCTCTCTAATACACTCATTCTTCTTATTACTTCTTTGTTTTCGCTACAACTATATGTTTGTATAACATTTATCAGTCTTTCTTTTAAATCTTTTACTATCACTTCATTTAAATCATGCTTATCTGTAACATCAATTATATCGTTCATATGAAGTTTATCACTATCTTGTACCCAACCAGTTATCGAATTGTATATCGTCTCTTCAATTAGTTCAAAATTTGACACTAACCAATCTCTAAAATTATCTTTTGGTGTTGATATTTCTAATTTATCCATTGCTTTTCATCTCCTAATCGTGTAATTGTTGCTGATGAATATTCTATTCTATCAGGTTTAAACTGATCGTCGTAATAAAGTGTTATTTCCATCTTTATATCTCCCTCATTATTTCCCTTACTTGCCTTGCCCATGTTGGGTCAGGCGGACAATAATCATATCCTATACTATCTAATGTCCTACCACGATAAAACTTACTATCCAATATCCCTGCAAGGTGTATCAGACATTCTTGTCTACTTTCAAAATCTCTATACTTCAATGTCTTTGTATCTTTTATTCCGCAGTAATTATTTCTTCCGGATAGAATTTGACCTTTTCCACTCTCAAGACCTGCTATAGCATAGATAGCTCTGAAATTAATGCCTTTTTCTTGTTCAATGTAGAACATCATATCGCCTGTATCGGCAAGAAAAGTACCTTGTAATCTTTTATTAATCTCTCTTGCATTAAGATTACTTATCTCATACACATTCAAAGTCTTGTTATCAAATACTCTGAAATCATCAATATTAATATCTATGTTTACATTTAGCATTAGAGTAAGAATAAGTATAATCATTTAAACTTCACTTCCATTCCAGTCTCTTTTTTGATGATTTCGTGGAGTTCTTCAAGTGTTACAGCTCCGTTTTCTACGCATTTTAATTGCTTTAAAAACTCGTCCGAAAATCTTTTTAATCTCTTTTTCCCGAATCCGAATGTGTCTCTTAAAACAATTAGCGGTACCCCTGATAGTACAAGCATAGATTTTTCAAATATTGTACTTTGTATTTTTTCACGTTCCTTACTTGACAATGCAGGTCGTATTGATATTGTTTGCTTTTGTTTAGCCTTATGATAAACCTGTTTTCTCATATTTCTCTCCTAACTTATATCATCTGTATTTAGTCCTAACAGTTTCAGAGTTAAGTCATCTACTGTTATTCCATATATCTTAAATCTATTATATAGTTCAGCTTCGCCCTCGTTATGCACTCTTGTATGCCAATATCTATTAAGTGCTATTAATTCAAGTCCTGAGTGACTTATCTTATGCCTATTCCTACCCATCCCGACATGACTACCTGTACAGTGGTGTATATCAGCGTTAGGCTGATTAGATATAGCACATACACGATATTTAAGGCAATAATACAAGTATTTATTTATGTCATCGGTTCTTTTTAACAGGCTCTCATGTACTGGTACTCCCCAAGATATGCAAAATTCTATAAGGTGATTGATAAATTCTCTTGCAGTAGTCACTGAACAATTAGAAAGGCTGAAATACTCACTACCTGTCTTTGCAATATAGTCATATTTCATAATGCCTTTGATATGCTCAGCTTCATATCCAGTGAATTCCGATATATCTTTGAGAGTAGCATATATCTTTTTTCTTTGGTCAGTAGAAATAAATCGAGGATCTTTTATCTCTATCTCACAGTCAATATAATCTCTATCGCCCTTATATCTTAAGAGCGTTGAGTATATATTGTCTTCAATCTCAGCATATATACCTACTCCCTTTTCTAAGATTTTAGCTTTTTTAATCTGAGTAAATACTTTCATCTTTACTTCCTTTTAGCTTTTTTCTTCTTGTTATTGAAAGGTATTGTATTATATTTAGATAAATCAACTTTTTCAATAGGTTTAGGCGGTATTTTTATATATCCCTCGCCCCATCTTATTCCGTTTTCTGCTTGAAACTTCTCTGACTTAGCTTCGATTTGCTTATATGTCAGTGGCTTATTTTCATCTTTTCTTTTCCACGTCTTTTTTGGTTTGTTTTGAGCTGTTCCAAGCATCTTATTACCTCTATTGATATATTCTTGTACTGTACTTTGAGTAAAATGCAAGGTTTCAGCTATTTCTTTAATAGTCTTTCCCTCTGTATAGTACATATTTCGTACTTTTTCAATATTTTCTCTTTGTATATCTCCCATATACATATATATCACACTCCAGTTACTATCTCCTGTATCTCAATCTCCACTCTTGGATTGTCTTTATCATATAGCACTCTGCTCCCATCGTGGCTTATTATTATATTGCTGTTATCATCTTCAAGGACATTAGCCTTAACCAAGATATCGCAGGTAGCCTCAAGAAGATTAACGAGGTCTACTCTGTGTTTAGTAGGCATATAGTACACGCACTGCATATTTACGGGTATACATATATTTTTTTTCTTGCTGCCTTGTATCTGCCTTATACAGTCCTTTTCATATTGGCTGTATTGCTTGCTTGGAAGTATCATTGGATGACCTTTACACTGTATTATCCTTGGGCTATTCTTTTTTGTGATAGGTCTGCCATACAATGTTAGACTTAGCATTAATTCATCTCCTTATATATTCAAATTAGAACGGAATATCCTGGTCATTGATAGCTCTATATCCTGCGTCATCGATATCATCAAAGCTATCATTACTTTGATTGCCTTGAGTGCCTTGCTGATTTTTATCTCCCCAGTCAATAAACTTCACTTCTTCAGCTATTATTTCAACTGCATATCTCTTTACTCCGTCTTTATCAGTGTAGTTATTGTTTTGGAGTCTCCCTCTTAGTGCTACCTGTCTACCTTTTTTCAGATAATTTGCACAATGTTCAGCTGTCTTTCCCCACACAACCACATTGAAAAAATCCGCTGTTACTTCCGCATCCTTTTTAGCAAAAGGTCTATCTACAGCTATTGAAAATCTTGTTACTGCTGTACCTGTACTTGCTATATATCTAAGTTCAGGTTCTTTTGTTAATCTTCCGATAAGTGCTATAATATTCATCTGCTAATCTCCTTTATGCTATATTTAAAATCAACACTTCTTCTTTTTCGTACTCCTCGCACTTTTCCGATATCTTGATATAGCAAGGGTATTTACTTGCATATTCTTCCATATCCTTAAATTCAAGAAGTGAGCCGTCGGTTATCTCATAGTCATCCCTATCTAAAAATCCAAGCACATCATCCAAGACAGTTAATGCGCTGTCCTTTTCTAACATTGATTTGAATAAATACATCTTTGATTTCTTAATTTTCATCTATTTTTTCTCCTTGCTTATTTATTCGCTGTGTAAAAAGCATTTGCAAATCCTAACGGAGTCATGCTCCTTAATACAACTCTTTTACTATATCCTGTCTTTTCCAAATATCCGTTGGGTATTTCTTTCAAATCTGCAAAATGCTCAACACTTGTTACAAAATCATATACTCCCTGGATTTCTGATTTTCTTGGCTTAACAGGTTTCTTTTTAGGGATATTAAACTCTCCCCATATAGCAGTTTTTTTAGTATAAGGATCTCCATATTCGTAAGGGTCAAATATCAATGCCGGAGTTCCTAAAAATCTTTTTAAGTAGCCTGTATATGGATTTTCAATCGCCCAAAATCTCAATCCTTTTTCATTTTTACGGAATTGGTTATACAAGCATTCGTGAATTATATCTAAACAAGCCTGTACAACTGTCATCGCTTGTCTTAAATCTCTTGGCTCCTTAGATGTCTTGTCGCATCTTGCTATCGAAAACATTGTACATGGTGGAGCCGCCAATATACCCTCGATTTCATTTTGTTTTATAGCTGATTTAAGCCATTCACATTCTTGCCACTTAGTTACATTAAAGTCCGGCAGAGTCAATACTCTTACATCATATCCATTATCAGTATACGGTTTGCTCCACGAACCTGTGCCACCGCACAAATCTAATATCATTTTTTCTCCTTTTTCCCCTGTATTTTATGTCTTTTTCTCGATATAGCTTTATAACAGCCTATAAGCCGTTATAAGCGTATTTTATCTTTCGTAATAATCTAATACTAAAAATTATTTAAGTCTTTGATATGACAGTGTTATTAAGTGTTTTTTTTGCAACTTGTCAGAATTATTGACAGGTTCGTCTGTGAAATTAATTGTTTTTTTGTGGCATTCTTTGATTTGCTATTCCTGTCATATCAACCACATATTTTTTCTTAGCTAACTCGACTATCCGACTGCCTATCGCCTCATCTATATCTAAAAGCTCCAGTACGCTTTTTTCTGTAGTGAAGATTGTCAATTGTCTATTAGCATATCTTTGATTTACAATCTCATAGATATAATTAAGCTGCGCCGTTGTTATTTCGTTGTTACTTCTTGACTTGAATAAATCATCAATCAGCAAGATATCAGCTTCTAAGCACTTTTTTATCTCGCTTGCATAAGCGTCCTTATCCATTGCATTTTGAGACAATGTCCTTACAAGATCTTTATAATTCGTGTATAAAGCCTTATATGAATTAGCTATGAAGTTATTCATAGTCGCCACTGCAAGATGTGTCTTGCCGCTTCCAACCTGTCCGCATAGTAGCATAAACTGTGCTTTTTCATCATCTCCAAGCTTTTCATCTATCCCTTGTCTGTAGAATTCAACACACATTCTTTTTACTTGCTTTTGTTTATCGCTGTTTTCTTTAAAATTTAAAAATGTGCATTTTGCAAATAATTCAGATACATTAGCTTGTTTTATTCTATTTTCGTTTATCTCATCAATACGGCATTTGCAACGCTTAGCCGTTTGATGTATATTTCCGTATTCGTCCTTTTTCTCAAAGTATATAAATCCCTCATCTTTGCAGATATCGCATTTATATGACATCTGAGAGGTCGTCGTTTGGATCGAATTCGAATGGCTCGAGTTTAATGTTCCACTTCGATTTTTGTTGCTGAGTATTAGATTTCTCAGTCCCTCGAGTTTCGCTCGCCATTGTTCGTCCAAATTGTCCGGAATTTTGAATGCTTCTTCCATTGTCATTCTCCTTTAGTGCATATACAGTCTGCCAACAATGCTCTATGCTCTGTTCTAATACTTTGATTTTTATATCATCATCAGTTGCAAGAGTATTAAGCTTATTAAGCAATATATCTAATGCTTTAGTTGTCATTGGCTTTTTAATAGCTGTACGCATCTTAATAAACTCATAGATGGTTTCTTTCAGCTCATCATTGTCTGTATATGAATTAATAAGATTGTCAAAATCTGTCTTTTTATCTTTGCTTATATTATTATTAATTTTATTAATAGATTTATCCGCACGCACGCACGCACGTTCTTTTTCTTTTTTATTATTATTTATATTGTTATTATTAATACTGTTATTATTTATATTGTTATTATTAGCTTTCGGTTTTCCGTTGTCGGAAAACTCGGATACGGTATTTCTGTCAACGGTTTTTCCGTTATCGGTATTTTCCGTTTCGGTAAATTCAATATCTGGTTGCTCCTCTTCTTCTTCAAGCATAGGAGTAACCACTGTGTTTAATGTGTATATATTATTTGCAAATTTCCCTTGAGTTCTTTCTTGTGATACGCTTATATATCCATATTTTATTAGCAGTTTGAAATGCTTATAAAATCTTTCGTTAGACACTTTAAGATGACTTACTATTGTAGAAATTTGCGGAAATGCAATATTCCCACTTCCACAAAAAGATGAAAGATAAGCGTATATTGCCTTTGCTTCAATGCTCAAATTCTCATCTATCATTACTAATTTAGGACTTACTCCATATCCTTTAGACAGTATCTCGTTTGTTCTTAAAATCTCGCTCATCTTCTTTCACCTCATCATCTTTCTTAGCATATCACTATGCTTTTACCTGTTACCTTTTGTATCTCACTTTTTATAAGTTCCTCATCTGAATTATGCTCTGATAAGTGCATTACATATATTTTCTTAAGCTTTGATAAGTCATTAGCTTTTAAAAAGTCAATCACAGTTTCAAGGCTCATATGATTACTTACAATTCTATTTCTTAAGTCTAAATTCAATAAGCCTTGTTTTGAATTGTCATCCAATGTTTTTTTATCATAGTTACATTCAATCATAAGATGTGTCATGCCACATATCTTATATGGACTGTATGCAGTATCAGTCATAAATACCAGTTTATTACTTTCACCATCGGCAATCACAAAGCCTAACGGTTCGTTTGTGTCATGCACAGTATGAAATGCTTTTATATATAGATTATTAATCATTTCATTTACATATATATGATTTCCATTATGATTAAAAATCTTAGTCCTATGATGATTTAACACTTCTAATTCTTCCGCAGCGCCATAACTCATATAGCAGTCAATTCCACTTTTGAGCATATCCTTTACTGCCTTTGCATGGTCTCTATGACTATGAGTAATAAGACAAGCGTCTATTTCGTGTATCTTAAATTTTAACTTTTTCTGTATTTCTTTAAAGCTGATACCACACTCAATTAAGAGTGTAGTACCATTTGATTTTATCTTATAGCAATTACCCTTGCTACCACTTGCCAAAATTTCTATATCCATATCGCACCGCCTTTTTAAAACGGTGCTTTTTTTATATCATCTTTTTTAGGCTCTTCTTGCTGTATCACTTCGCCAGTTTCAATATCCACTATCTCATTTAAATCATTGTTATAATCAGCTATATCAATTACCGTTTTATTTGCTTTTTCTTTTATTTCTTGTCCTAACTCTTGATCTGCTTCATTAGTGATAGCAGTCTGCATTTCAGTTGATAGTATCCCGTATTTGCTTAGTAGTAGCCTTGTTACTGTCTTAAGTGCCATAGCAGAAAAGTTTGACTGCCAACTACTACCCTTGAAACTATATGTCTTACTGAATTTCTGTGCGTGTTTTGTTATATCTTCTTTACTCATATACAAGCACTTTTCAAAGCCGTTTATAAGCTTGAAATAAGCGAAATATCCTATCTCGTTATCTGATTGTTTATCTCCATGTATCTCAATAGTACCTGCAAGATAGTTATTCTTTATCTCCATACCCTCATAGATGATACCTGCGTTAAGATTTTGATACTGTCCTGTTCTCATAGCCAGTTGGATATATCCCTTGTAGCCTAATTGGAATTGTGGCACATCTTTATAAGGCACTATATATGCAAAGCCTAATTGTTTGTTTATCGGTAGCTTTAGCGTAGCCGCTTTTAATGCTTCCATTATTACGTCTTTTGCTTCGCATTTTTGAAGATTTGTATCAGAGTTATACAAATCTATTAAGCTTGATAAAAACGCTCCTGAATTTTCTTTTAAAGCGTCCTTGAACATCTTATTCAAGGCTGTATTATTTACCAATTCTTTCATTTGATTAATTGGTGATATTGCTGTATTTGGTTTTTGTATTTCGTGTGACATTGTAATTTCTCCTTTATTCAACTCTCAATTTCTTATCATTACTTACAACAAGCCTTACAACCTGTGCATTTACTTCTATTAGTTCATTGACGCTTTCTGCATTGTCAATAAATATTGGAGTAGATATATCCAGTTTATTAGATAGTACATTGATGATATCAAGACCTGCATTTATCTTTCCTGCATTATTGACATCAGAGTAAGGCACGCCATCCACTGTAGCTTCGCAAGTCTCATTTATACCGCCATTAACCTGTACATCGAATAGTTTAAATTTTACTAATTTGAACATATCATTGATTTTATCTGATACAAGACCTGTATATACCTTTGTATATTCATCACAAAGATTTAATATCTCTTGCGTCTTTTCATACTCTTTAGCAAGTTCTTTTTCTTGCTCTTTGTACTGCTCTATTTTAGCCTGTATTTTGATATTTTCATCTTTGTAATATAATTGCTTGTTTATCTCTTCAATTTCGCTCTCAATAGCTTTTTTTCGCTCTAACAAGTCTTTATTATCTGCTTTGTTAAGACTCATAAGCTCTTTTTTCTTTGCTTCAATCTCAGCATCAATCTCTGCCACTCTACCTGGAACAGGAGCTTTTTTGATTTCTGCATCTTCGATTTCAATATCTTCTCTATTTAGTTCAGTAAATTCAAATTCAAGCTCCATTATAATTTTGTTATTATCTTCAATAGCTTTTTCTTTAAGACCTATCTTGTCTTTAAGATGTTTAGCTTGAAGTTCAATTTGTTCTAATCTTTTAGATTTGTTTATATTAAACTCTTCTTTTATCTTGTCTATCTGCTCGGCAGGTAATTCTTGCTTACAAGTAGGACAAAATGTATCTCCGTCAAATTTTTCTTCGTTTAGCTTGATCCAATTTGCTCTCTCGTCATCAAGATTTTTATTGAACAGCTCTATTTCTTTGGTTAGCGTTCTGTTTTCTTCTTCTATATTTGCAATTTTTCTTTTTATTCTTAGCTTTTCATCATCATGATTATTTTGACGCTGTTCTTTCTCTTGAACTTTCTTGTTATAGTCATCTTCAATCTGTCTTAAGATACTGTTTTTTTCAAGCTCAAGAGTAGTTATATCTTTTGATATAAGGCTTATATTATCTGCTATACTGCTAAAATCTGATAGCTGTTTATCTATGATATCTTTTGAACTTACCTTTGATTTTTTTCTAAATTCAAGAGCATCAAAGTCAAGCTCTTGAATAGAATTGTTAAGCTCGTCAATCCTTACCGGTAACTCTTCAATCTCTTTGTTTATCTTACTTGCTGTAGCCTTATTCATTGCCCTTATTTCTTCAAGCTTGTATTTATCAAGCTCAAGCTTTTTGAAATCTTCGTTACTTGAAATTATCTCATCTACATTTACATCATCTATAAGACTTAATAACGTATCTCTTCTTTGCTTCTTATCAAGATTTACATTGAAGTGTTGGACATTTGATAGTAACTTAAATTGTTCTTCAGATATAACACTTGCTATCCTATCTTGATACTCTTTCTTCTTAATAGGTACATCATTGATATAGTAGTCTGTAGTATGACCGTTGAACTCTTTTTGAGTTTGCCCCCTCTTTTTAGTCCATATTTCACTATATATCTTCTTGAACGTTGTATCTACTCCGTCAATGTTTAAGATAGCTTCCACGCTATGGTCTATCATTGGTATAGCCTGTCCGTTTTCGTCCAGTGTCTTAATTTCGAACTGACTTCTGTTCAGGCTGTCCTTATCCCAAAGTAACCAACAAAAAGCGTCAAATACAGTAGTCTTACCTACCGCATTATCGCCAAATATATTGGTTAGTTTGTCCTTGAAATTTATTTCAAGCTCCTTTACACCCTTGAAATTTTGCAATATTAGTGAATTAATCTTAATGTTCATTTTCTTTTCTCCTTTATATTTAGTTATATATTAAAAAAGACGGACACCAAAAAGATATAATCATATATCTAATCAATGTCCGTCTTGCGGCTCTCGCTTATTATTTTGTTTTATCTTAATTTTGAGTGTTTATAAAATGCTTGAATGCTTTGTAGGCACTTTTACAATCGTAAACAGGATTATGTGTATTATCTTCTCCTATATCTATTCCATTTTCCTCGCAGTACTTGTTTGTACTGTCATCAAAAAATAAGCATACATCATACCAGAGATAAGGAGCGTCCCAATCTCCTATGATTTGCATATCGTGAGCGTCGTGGAGCAGTTTTGACTCAACGATATGTCCCATATGAGATGATACAACAGCGTCTTTATACTGTTGTAAGAAATCAAAGAAATCTTTCAGCATATCCTTATAACTCACATAATTTTCGGGAATGTCTACCATTTTAGGTAAGCAGTTTTCTGCTACCCATGGATTTATCTCTTCTTCGATTGGGCATCTGCCGACAAATCTATCAACCTCGTTGCCGTTAGCGTCATATAGCAACGCTGATATTGAAAAAGCTTGTCCCCATAGTCCATTAGTTTCGGCGTCTATACTAAGTATAGACTTGTTATTCAATTCATTCATTCTACTCATTATATTAGTTTTCATCTTATTTTTCTCCTTTTTTGTTTATTATTTCAGTTTAAAATTTTCTACTTTTACCTTATCTTCTGCAAAACTTATCACAGTTTTGCAATCTTTTTTTACAATCTCTACAGCACACTTTTTCTCGTCGATATAGCACACTGTCTTGTTGTCAGCATTTTTTACTATCATATAGCTTATTTCCTCATTATTTATTATATAGTACTGGTCTGCCATCTCTGTCTATCAGCGGAGTTATTCCGCCACGGTACCCGTCTTGAAATATTAGATAGCACACAGAGGTGTCTCTATCTTCTATTATCAGAAATCTATTTTCTGACGCACACTGTGTTGATATAGTTACAAACCGCTTGCTATCAGTATCAATATTTGTTTCTTTATTGCATGCTGTTACACTCGTGCATATTAACAACGCTGTTGCTATGCTTAATATTTTTCTCATCTGTTTTTTCTCCTTTCTATTAAAACACCTTTTGAACCTTGTAACTGTTAGTTACAGTGTCAAAGTTCATTAAAGTTAATGTGATGCCGTTATATGCACACCACTTTACAAGTTCGACAGTAACAGGAGTTAAGCCTGTCACATAGACTTCTAACTTTTTCATACCACAGAACAACTGAATGTCTGTGTAATCATTAGAGTCTAAGGCTTGACCTGTGCAAGTGCCTACCCCGACTTTATTTTTTATAAAATCATATATAGTATCAGCTATAGCCTTATAGTCGTGTACATCTGTTATAGCTTCATCAAATATATATTCATCTACAGGCAGTGGATGTCTGCCTTTGATGAGTCCAACTATTAGAGTGTTATTTTCTTCGTTATACATGTTTTTTTCTCCTTTTATATTGATTTTTCTTGTATTCTATGCTAATATGTAAGCATAGGATACTTTTCTTCTTTATATTGAACCTGAGCTTGTATATTTGCGTTTATACAAGCTCTTTTTTTATATTCTTGCTGCTCTTTCGATTGAGTCAAAGTAATACTGTATACTGTGCAGTATCGCTTGACGTGTCTCATAGCTCATTGGTTCTTCACAAAATAATATTTTGTGAAGATGTGCATATTCAGCTCTTGTAAATCTCTTTTGTATCTTCAGTTCTTCGCTGAGTATATTTCTCTTATATTGCATATGCTTATAATAGAAATCTCTTACATCTTCTTTAGTCTTGACATCTTCAATTATATTCATCTTATCCCCCCTTTATATCCCAATCCTGTTGCATAGCCTTTCTTGTAGGCTTCACTTGCAACAGTATCAATATATTTTACATCTTTCTTTACCTTTCTTATCATATCCGATACAGCAATTGACTTCATAGCCCAACCTGACAAGAAACAAGCCGAGCCGAATAATATTATTTCAATGTACATCATCTTACTCCTCCTTATCTTCTATTAGTTGTATTTTTAGATTTTCGTTATTGGGAAATACATATCTTCCGCCATCTACAGGATAGATAACGAAAGCTATACTCCCATCACGTTGAGTTTCAAAATAATAAGCTCTTAGCTTATCATAATCAAAATCAACGTTCTTATCATTCTGTTCAATTCTTAGAATTCTCTTCATCTTGTTTCCCCCTTATTTATTAGATTGATATACTCTCCAAGCGGAGCTATCATTTTACTTAAGATAGCGTTCAATCTTGCTATCTCGTTGTCCTTGTTTTGTAATTCTATTTCAAATCTTCTTCTTTCCAAGGGACTTAGTGGGTCAATACTTCCGCTACCCTCAATCTTCAATATGTCATTTATATTGAATTTCAGGTTGCCAAAGGCTTTGACCGCCTTTATTTCGCCCTTGTCTTTCATTCTTCTTATAGTCGTCTTATCCACTCCCCAACGCTCTGCTAATTCGTCTATGCTGAGGAGCATCTTTTTATCCATACTCTATCCCCCTTTCCAGTGTTTCATTTTTAGAAATTATTCTTATGTTTCTTGCTATTTTAGAAATTTTATTAGCAAAAAAAATCATCTATTTTACAATTAAATTTTTCTGCTAATATCGGAAGCATATTAGCTTTAAATGTATAATCTCCATTTTCATACTTTAAGTATGTCGATGCATTTTTAAAACCTAATGCAGTTGACATTTCTATTAGGGTTAAATTATTTCTATCTCTTTCACTTCTTATAAAGTCTAAATTTATCTTCAAAGTATAACCTCCTTTCAATTATGCTTATATTATAATTTCTATTTTAGAAATTGTCAAGACTTTTTTTAATTTTTTATTTCTTTTTTAGAAATATATATTGCTATTTCAGAAAAAAATATTATAATTAAATTTGTAATATAGCAATTTTCATTATATCTGTATTGAGGGGAGTTTAATTATGATAGGTAGTAGAATAAAGCAAGAGAGAGAAAGACAAAATCTATCTCAAAAAGAGTTAGCTTCAAAAACCGATATTAATGTTAGTGTAATGAATAGAATTGAAAGTGGTGAAAGGTCTGTTAGAGATGACGAGATTTTAAAAATATCAAACATTTTAAATGTAACTACGGATTATCTCTTAGGTAATGAAACTCCAGCAAAATTCAAACCACAGTTAACTGATAAAGATAAAAAAGACATAGCAAAGCAAGTGGAAGATATGCTTGATGGTCTTGACGCTGACAACCCAATATCATTTCAATTAGACGGTAATGAAATAGATGATGATACAAGAGAACTATTAAGACAATCACTTCAAAATGCACTTGAATTTGCACGTTTAAAAGCCAAAGAAAAATTTACACCGAAAAAATACAGAAAGTAGGTGAGTATAATGCAAGACATAAAAGATATAGTAGATGAATTAACAGCAAGATACGAAACAACAGATCCGATACAGCTTTGTCGAGCATTAGGTATACACTTACTACAAGCGGAAATACAGCCAATCAAAGGCTATTATACTAAATCAAACCGAATTAAGATGATAACTACTGCATACAGCTTAAGTGATAAAGAAAAAAGCATAGTAATAGCTCACGAGTTAGGACATAGCATACTGCACAATGATATAAGTACAACATTTTATCATACCTTTACAAAACTCAATGTTGCAAGAATAGAAAATGAAGCAAATGTTTTTGCAATGTACTTAACTCTTAAAAATCATGAATACGAGCTTGAATACATAGATACTATACAAGAAATCAGTTGTATTACAGGCTTAGATATTGATTTATTGTATAGATTTTATAAATAAAAAGGAGAACTGAAAATGAAAAAACTATTAACTGCATTACTATCTGCTACACTACTATTTACTTCTATACCTGCATATAATATATATGCTACAAAAACAAGTGTTTATGAAAAAATTGATTTAACAAAACAATATGAAGTATCAGAAGTAGTAGATGGAGATACTATCAAAGTAAACAGAGATGGAGAAAAAATAACTGTAAGATTGTTACAAGTTGATACACCTGAGAGTAAACACCCTAATAAAAAGAAAAATGTACCTATGGGCAAGACTGCAACTCAATTTACAACCAATTTTTTAAAAAATAAAAAAGTTAGATTGGAAACAGATGTAGAGTCTTATGACAAATATGGACGCTTATTAGCTTATGTTTATGTAAAAGACGATAAAGGTAATGAAGTGTGTTTAAATCAAGCATTGATTGAAAACAGCCTTGCAAAAACTGTAAAGTATGGCAAAAATACAAAAAATTACGAAAAATATCTTGCCATAGAGCGAAAACTAAGAGATAAAAAGCAAGGAATATGGGCTAATATACAAGCTAACTATCCAAGTAATTCACCAACTCCTGCTCAACAAAGGCAACAGTCTAAAGCTAAAAAGACCGCAACTAAATACAATTCAAACAATCCTTATTACAAAACTTGGAAAAAGTATTCTGAAAACTCTTATATAAAAGAAGTTAATGACGATTTTGTGATTTATTCTCCAAAAAGCAAACAATTATCTCTAATAGAATCAGGTATTGAAAATTATTCTGTATTTGATGATAAAGGTAATTTTGTAGTTATAAATGACGGAACACAAATTGCAGACGGAACATATGATTTAAAAACTTTTAATTATATGAATTTTGTAATAAATGCTGATAAAAGTAATTTAAATTATGACACTATGAAGTTTAAATTTAATTACAGTTTAAATAAAAGTCCATTAATTGTTGATAAAGAAGTTTATAAAAAAAGTGAAAATAAAAGTTCAAAAATAGATACAACTGTAACTACAAATACAGAAATAAAAAATACAGATTCAAACACAAGCATTAATGATATCGAAGTAGACACAACAAGCATATCATACGGACAGGGTAAAATTAAAGGTAACATAAATAGAAAAGGTGAAAAAATATATCACGTTCCGGGCGGAGCATATTATGATAGAACAATCGCCGAAGAATACTTTGATACAGAACAACAAGCACAAGCCGCTGGATACAGAAAATCAAAAAGGTAAAAAGTTAAGTTTTTTTAATTTATGCTATAAAATTTAATTAGATATATAGACTAAAAGGAGAAATAACAATGAAGAAAATATTAATTGCATCAGCTATATTCTTATACTTTTATATAAGTGGCACGAACAACATTGTATTCAAATTTATACATTATGCACTATCTTTTATAAGGCTGCAATAAAGGAGTATCTATGAATACTACAATAAGAGAAAAGGACGGCGGTTATCAAGCTATAGTGTCTTATAAACAAGGTGGTAAGTGGAGACAAAAAAGTAAGCAAGGCTTCAAGAAACAAAAAGACGCAAAGGCTTGGGCAGATGAGATAAGATATACTATAACAGAAGATATCAAAGACAATATAGATACAACAAGCGTAACAGTAAAAGACGCTTTAAATATCTATCTTGAGTATAAGAAAAATAAGGTCAAATTTAGTACATTTGAGACTGACAAGATATTGCTACAATACTTAAAACCCTTTGAAAACATATCTGTATCAGACATTAAGCCGATACAGATAACTAATATTATTCAAGAAAAGCAAAAACAGGGATATGTATTAAAGACCGTGCAGGTCAAAATAAAAGCGTTCTTTAATTTCTGCATAAAAGAATTAAAGCTAATTAGAGACAATCCCGTCAACATTCAGAAAAAGAAAAGAGAAGATAAGAGAATTAAATATATTAATGAAAGTCTGTATAACGAGATATTAACAAATGCTACAGATAGCTATAAGTTGATCATCAAAATGTTATATTTTACAGGCATGAGAATAAGCGAAGTATATGGTCTTAGATACGATGATATTCAAGATTGTATAATTACAGTGTCAAGACAGAAATTCAAAGGCACTGTAACGACGCTTAAATCTGAACATGGATATAGACAGATACCCATTCCACATTGGCTGTATACTGAGATACAGTCAATAAAAGTTAGGAACATTGACGGATATATCTTCCGTACCTCAAATATTTCACGATATTTGAGACAATATAACGTATCTGCCCACTGCTTCCGGCACACTTTCGCTACTAATCTTGTAGCAAAAGGAATAAATCTCAAGGTTGCAAGTGAGATACTGGGAGATAAATTTGAGACATTTATAAATACCTATGTCCAATCTTCGCAGGAAGAAAAAGACAAGGCATTTAAACAAATAATAGGACTATAG